GTCATTTGCGTAGAAGATAGTTGGCGAACTATTGAACAGCGGACGCTTGTAAGTTTTGCGATCTACCTCAGTAGTGTATTCACTTTTCTTTTTAAAGTTGAAGTATTCGTAACCCCCGCGAGCACCTACCCACGCAAGACGCACGTTAGGCCAATTGCATTCACAGTTACCATATACGCACTCATTCCAAAAGATATAGTCAACACTTACTTGTGCCGTTACTGCATTCACCATTCGCACGCGGTAGTATCTCCAGTTCGGACTAGAAGATGGACGCGCAATAAATAATCCTGTGCGGTCATTTAAGTTAGCAGGGAATACAGGCAAGCCTTCAACGTTGTAGTTGTTCAAGTTAATGTCACTAGCAACACCAAAGCCTGTTGATGTCACTAGTGTAACCGTTGCCTTAGTCGCAGTAGTGTTACCTAAAAAACTATCAGTGCCCGGCACATAAAGCAATCCGTAATCTCCTTCACGCACAGCGATTGCAATTTTACCCGCTGCAATACCCCATGTTGCAAAGATGGGTGGGTACTTTGTTGTGATTTGTCTATCACTCATTACAAGTGATGTGGCATTAGTCATTGCAAACTTTACGTTCTGTGGCCCTGCATTAGGGTCGGGCTTGTATCCGTCTGTTGGTTGGTAGTATTGATTGATGTAGATGCAATCAGCACTATTGACTGAACTACCTGCATTCTCAGTTAGCACACCCGCAACTATCCACCATTCCGATACTGAAAAGACTATGTTATTAGAAGCGGCTGTATCATCGAGCGTGCCCGTATCTAAGTTGTGCAGCTGCGTACCTTGCGCTTCAAGATTGCGTAGCTGGATGAGTGACTGCAAATCAAAATACAACTTGCCATCTATTGCAGGTGAAATGTAAAAATCAAATACCTGTGTAGTGTTATAGTTCGTCACAGTCACACCGTACTGAAATCCATCTTGCGCTGTGTTAGTACTTGATGCAACAATCATGAGCTTCTGCCCACGTGCGCTCCATGTGTACGGCTGGTCTTCTATTGTAATTGCCATTATCTTAAGTTAAGTAGGAAACGTTGTTCAACACCTTTGGCATATGCCTGAATTAATTGCTCGCTGTAATCTTCCCATGTATCATTGATTGCATCTTGATAGTAGTTGATGCCCTGAATACCATTCTCACCAATACTCTTTGCAATGGCGATAGCTGCGGATTTGATTGCGCTCTCAGTTGACTTGATGAATTCACCTTGTCTGTTGCGCAGTTTGAGTGGTTTGATTTTTATCCACTGCATAATGTCCCTATATGGCGGTCGTTTCGTTGGATCACCCGGATATGGTTTGCGTCCATACTCAATCACATCCGCATACCTGCCCGCATCACCTTTTACGGTAAAGTCAATAGTAGGCTTGTTGTAACGTATGCGCAGTTTGTAGGTAAGTGAGTTAAGCAAATTACCAGATGCAACACGATTCACCACCTTACCACGCACGCGGCGTTTGATGCGCAGGTTACTTTGCGCACGCTCTACGACCATAGCCGCATATTCGTTTAGTAATGCTTCGTAATCTTCCATTATAATACTTCTTCAAACTCTACTATTGAACCAGCACGCACAGTTAAGTTACCTGCAATTGAGCAGCGAAAGCGAATAGTCCAAGTGCCTGATGCAGTTACGCGCACAATGCCATCCGCTGTGCATAGACCATTGCTAGTAATTGCCACGTTAGTACCAGTATCGTATGCTGTTTGATTACTAATCGTGTTAGTTGTTGCAGCCGTAGCCATTGTGAATCGAGCGTTGTTGATGCTGGTTGCAGGGCCATTGCTTGAAAACATCGCAGTGCCTGAAGTTAAACCAAAAGAAATTGTAGCACGCCACTTGTACGTCTTGTTTGCTGTAACTGCAAAGGATAAGCTAGTGACATCTTCAAATGTAATACCCACATTGCTTTGATTTGCCGCGACAACGCCAGTGCCTAATCCGATATCTGTTTTAAACTGTGCAAGCGTCAATGCGCTCACCGTGTTATCTGCGTTTACACGCAAGTAACGCACATCACTTGGATTGGGCAGCGTTGCAAGGTTAGTACCTACCGTAGTAAATCCGATACTGTTTTGCTTGCCATTGAATGTTGACCAGTCAGCACTACTTAATGCACCACGATTTGCCGCACTCGCAGTGGGCAGGTTGAATGTGTGCGTACTTCCTACGCTACTGATTGCAAAGTCTGTCCCGGTTGTACCAACTGCAAAGTTTTGCGTGCTCTCGGTTAGCCCATTAAGCGAACTGATACCGATTGCGTATGTAGTGTGTACTTCACCAATGCGGCCATCTTCAGTGTAAAGCGTGACGGTCTTACCGTTGGTGTTCTGAATGTCAAACTCGATGTGTATGCGGTCGGTCGCTGCTGTTACCGTGGTAGGTACGGATATAGTGAAGCTATACAAGTCAGGCACGTTGCCGTTTGTGATTTCTTCCATAGTGGAAGTGGCAATAAGCGTAAATGTTGAGCCGTTGTACTTGTAAAGTTTGGCAAGTATTTGAGCATGGTTTGCGCCGCCACCTGTCTCACTCAAGTAAACATCAATTGTCCACACACCCGCAGGTATCAACACGTGGTTGGGGCTGTTGTTTGCTGTGATAAATCTTGCAAGTGCTCCTGTAACTGATGCAGTAAAGTTAGCAGCGGGGCCAGTGTTAGCCGCTGTGCCTAACTCATAGTATGGATTGCCACCAAAGCTACCCATCGACACGTTACCATTAAAGTAAAACACCTGCCCACCACCACCGCCTGTGGATGGAAGTGTGCGCAGTGCACCTGTGCCGTCTATATACTGATCACTTGTACCGTTAGCTGTGACGGCAAGTGTGCCCGATGTGGTAACGGGTGAACCACCAACACTAAATGCAGCGTTAGTTGGTGCGGGCATTGTAAGGCCAACGCTGGACACTGTGCCGCCACCACCTGCAACTGTGATAAATTCAATTTCACCTGTGCCCGCATTACTTAATCCAAGCACCTGCCCAACTGTGGCTGTGCCAGCGTCAACAGCAGGGGTGATTAACTTAGCGGATGTCGGTGATAAGGTCAATGAAGTTTCAGCACCCGATGCAGATGCAGCAATGGCCGCCTTGGTAGTATCAACTATGACTTGTGTTTGCGTTGCACCTGTTACCTTTTGCAGTGTAACCGATGAACTATCAAGACTAACTGAAACATCTGCATTGACTTTGAGATTTGCTTTTGATGTTGAGTTTACCGTAAAGTTTGAGGTGTCATTAATAGTTAACTCAAAAGTGTCGCAATCAATAGTATTGTCTTGCGTTAGTACGTTGTCGGTCGTTATAACATCCTGTAATCCTTGCGGGCTCGGTATGGTGGGCTTATTCAATATTTGGTAATCGCCACTTGTCGCATTCCAGTCTACGGGCGTTTGACGCAAGCGATAGCCCACAGCTTGCAATGTCCAATATGCGGGGTTAGTTGGGTTGATTGCGTCGTTGTTAGCTATACACGCATACACGCTGCCGTTGTACCATACCCTATCACCTATCACATAAGGATTGCCTAATGCAGTAACGTGATTTGTGTTGAACTCAGTGGATACATAAACAGCCGCACCTCCACCACCACTTGCATCAAACGTTACCGAGCCATCACCGTTGTCTGTGATTGTAATGTTTGTCCCGGCAACAAGGTCAAGAATATTTTGAACTGCGTTGTCAACTCCGTTGGTGCGTAACACAATGCCAATAGGCGAACCACTGCCGCCCGATGACGAACCACCAACTGCCCAAACAGCGGGAATATCACATGCGCTCCAATCCCACGGTACTTCAAGTTGTAGTGAAAAAGTGACACCAGTAAGCGTGTTTTTATACTCTTCCATGAATGGCTCAATGACGGGCGGCGTTACTAGCTGCACATCAAAACCAAATAACACAAGACCGTTCTTGACTTCTGAAATTAAATCTTGCGCAAGTCGCACGCAGTCACTAATGACTTCGCGTTGATATTCTGCTTTGACTTCTTTGTCACGCGGGATGTCTGCAAAGATGATTTGAAAATCAAACTGCATACCACCGTCAACAGGTTTGATGTTGTTAGGTACAACGTGCATGAATGGGTATTGCTCATCTTGATCCATATCCGCAAGGTCAATCTGTCCGTGCGTGAATCGCTTGATAAGCAAGTGACCTGCGGCAAATGCCTCCAGGCGATTAATCAAAACGTTGTAACTGTAATTGTAACTATTCATTACCTATTTCGTTTTTTACTTTCTATCTTTTGCACCTGCACATAGTCGGCTAAGTATGTCAAGTGCGTAAAAACCTCGTATGCCCTGCGGTCTGTGACCATGTCAAACTTAGTTATATCACGGTCGGCTAACACCTCAATTATGTGAAACCATCCGTACACATCTAAGCCCTCTGGAGTGTATTCATCTTCGCTGCCTCCGTCACTATCTCCGTTATCTCTTTTGCCAAATAGTCTAGGGAACTGCCGTATAGTTCCTGTTCTAAACTTGAAAAAAAACCAGCACATTCAGTACATGGTCAAGCGTGAGCTTCTTCACATCATCAATGTACCTTGGCACTTTTAAGCTATCATACTTGTCGATGTCATAGCGTCCTGCCCACTTTGCCATCACTGGACGGTATAGGATAGCCATCATCTTTAGCGCGGCATCTGCATTCAACTTACCGTCTTTGTACAAGTTAGTACATGTGCTGTCAAGGTCAACATACTCACCAAATGTCATCTGCGTAAGGTCAGGAATAAAGCCTAACTCAATCGCACCTACACGCACCTTGCGTTCAAAACCATCCGTGCAAAGTTGTATAGCAGCATCGAACTTCATGATGATTTCATCTATGACATTTGCCTGTAATAGCTTAATGCTATCCATGCTCTTTCCCGTGATCACTCGCACACGCTCCGATGCATCGACC